CCGGCAAGAATACCGCCCGTCACAGCACCAGTGCCAGCGCGTTGCGTCGCTGTGATGCGGCGGGACTGAGGGTCTGTGCCAGCACCATAACCGCTTACAGTGCCTTCCGTACCGCCTGCCAAGGTGCCGCCAAGAATACCTCGCAGAGCCGCACCACCAACACTCATTGCGCGAGCGGGTAGCGCAACCATAGCGGCTGGGATGGCTGTGGTAAGACCGACACCAAGTTGATCGCCAATAGCCTCGCCCGGTCGGGCCTCCATCATTGAATCGGCAGCAAAGCGCTGGGCGGCTGCGGCTTCTGGGCCAAACATCATACCCGTAACCTCATCGGCATATTCACCCACAAACGGGACGCCGCGAATAGCGCTTGCGGCCCGTGTCGCCGCTGGCTGTTCGCGAACTTGCTGTTCTGCAATACCGCGACGAGACGCTTCCCCCGGCGAGAGGGCTTCTGACATGATGTCAGAAATGTGGGATGGGTCACTGGTTGAATATCCCTCAGAGACGTAGCTTTCGGTCCCGCTCTCAATGTTGCGTATAACGACACCACCAGACGCGCTATCTGGTGCGCTCTCACGAATAGCGTCGTAAGCCTGCTGCATGCTGTCGGCTGTTACGGTAGCACTGCGGCCATCCATTGTGAAAACACGATACGTCTGTGCCATTATTTCAATCCCAAGTTACCGTTGTGCTCGTCGTTGTTCCCCCGCCCGATCCGCGCGCACGATCAACGGCGGCTTGCGCAATTCTGCGCATTTCCCGAAGAGTTTCGACGGACCCCAAGGGATTTGACGGGTTAAGATCGCCCTTCATAGACTCTAGTGCTGCGCGTTCCCCGTCAGACAGCGCACCAACACTGACCTCACCAAGAGCCTCAAGCAATGTGCCTGTCTTCAAAGTCGTAATTGCGCCGACAAACTGTTGATATTCGGGCGATTGCAAAGACTTTTCCACAAAACGGCCCGCCGGGGTAACCAGCGTTGGATTTATGATTGGGTCACCCGTTACGGGGTCAAAGCCCGCAATCAAGAAATCAAGAGACCTATCAATAAGAGGGATCGTTAGACGCTCGGCACCTTCAACCTCTCGCGCTGCCTCTCCTTGGAGACGGACAAGTTCCGCGCGCCGTTGACGCATGCGCTCTGCCTCTATACGGCTCTGCTCAATCTGCGGCCCATAATCCAAGCCCGTGATACCGCCAGTCTTCGCGTCTCGTGTGAGTTGGGTGGTCGCCGCGTCGGCCTCCGCGATCTGCTGATCCAAAACGGCAATTTCCTCTGCCGTGCTCATCGGTTGGCCCGGTGTCGGCACTGGAACCGCGCCCGGTGTCGGCACTGGAACCGCGCCCGGTGTCGGCACTGGAACCGCGCCCGGTGTCGGCACTGGAACCGCGCCCGGTGTCGGCACTGGAACCGCGCCTGCTGGTGTCGGGGTTTGCGGCATTGCCCCACCACCCATTGCGTCGCGCGTTTGCGCGATCAGGTTTCGATACAGGTTGGCCGTGGCCTCGTCGCCTGTGGCTTCTGCGAACATCAACGCCTGCTGAAGCTGGAACAGGCTTTCTGCTTGCCCTTGGGTGCGCAACCGCTCACGATCGCGGGCCGACTCGAAGCCGCCCAGAGCATCGTTGAAATAACTGCTTGATTCCCCCTGCAAAGCAGCCCCCGCATCGCGCAGAGCCGCAAAACCCAGCATCATGCGCTGGTTCCGAGACAGATTCGCAAAGGGGTCTGTCTTAGACGTTTCGGGTGCGCCCATAAAGCCACCAAACATGCGGCCAAGGAACCCCTGCGGTTGCTGCTGCTGCTGTGGATCAGGTGTCATAGCCATCGGTCTTGCTCCTTGCTGCGCGCCCAAGGCGCGTAGAATGCGGTCGCCGTATTCTTGATTATCAATAAACCCATCACTGCGGGTGGCGGTTTCAGGGGTGTAGTTTTGGCCCGTGAACCACAACGACCCTGCGTTGCGTACGCGCTCTTCAGGCGTCCCGGTGCTTTGGCCGTAATATTGACCCATGCGCCCCATAAACACAGCGTCCTGCGCGGGTGGATCAGCCAAGAACTCTTGCGGCGTCATGCGTCGGCCAACGTATTGCTCGGTCCATGACGGCACGTTGAAATCCATGACCTGATACTTGCCGTAAGCGTTGTCGCCCTTGCGGGTTTTTGGCCCAATCTCACCATAATCGTTGCTGCTTTCAACGTAGCCAAACGCCTGCTGCAACTGCTCAAGGGTATATGGAACAGGCCCGCTCACTACGCCGACACCCCCTGCTCAAGCGCCAAACCCTGATAATCAACGCGCAGGTATCCATCGTCGCCCTCGTAGACTAGGTGGGGATGCGTCTCGGCCAGTTCCTGTGCAATCACGCCCATCGGCGGGGTGTCGTCAGCACCGATACGCTTGGCCTCGTCGTTCCATTCCCAGCGATAATACTGCACACCGTTCTCGCGGGTCAGTGGCCGGATGTTCTTCTTGAGGCGGTGATCTGAATACCCCATAGCCCCAAGACCCTGTCCCGCAGAACCAACGGCACCAAGGATTTGCGCAAATCCCGGTCGGCTTGTTTCGGTGCTGCTTTGCCCGATCAACGGCGCACCGACACCCGCCGCCGCACCCAACGCACCAAGCTGCTGCAACGGGAACTGCTGCTGACGCATGAACTCGTTATATGCCGCCTCTAGCGCGGCCTGCTGGGTCGTCTGCTGTAGCGTACCAAGCTGCTGCATCCCCGCCGCAGCCTGACCAGCGGCTCCTTGGCCCGTCTGCAACTGAGCCATCGTGGCGGCTTGTGCCTCGTTATAGCCCTGACGCATCAGGTTCGCGATCATCTCGTCACGGCCCAACTCATACTGAGCCTGCCGCTCTGCCTCATAGACACCGCGCCGCTCATTGCCGAATGCCCCGGCGCGCGTGATGTCTGCCATCTCGCCAGTGCGGGCAACCTCACGCTCGCGGGCCATGCGGGCCAGCGCCGGGTCGAGAACGCTCTGCGTATAGCCCGACAGATTGGCTTCGTTCATGGCAGCGTAATCTTGTGGCGTCATGCCAGAGATGTCACCAATCTGTTGGTAATACTGCTGCGCGCCCATCGACAGTGGCGACACGTCGGCAACCATCTGCCCCTCGTAGGGGGTGAACTCGGTGTCCGCGGCACCCTGCGCGGCAGGGAAGAAGGTGTTGCGGTAGTAGTCCTCAAGGAACTGAGGAACTTCCGCTCGCGTCGTTGTCTTCTGGCTTCCACTGCCCATGCTATAACTCCATTTCGTAGACGCGGTGCGCCTCTTCGAATCCACATTTGGGCGCGTGTTTCACCCACCCAAGCCGCCCGTCGGCAGAAATCCTGTTGCAGTCCATATCCAGTGCGAAGCGCTTTAGCGTATCAAGTGCCTCGTTCAGCCATCGGGGCATGTCTTTGCCCGCAACGTGCAGAATTTTGAGGATACGACTGCGAGGGTGCTGAAAAACCTCGGTCACTATGACCGCTTTCAACGTGTCCTCATCGACGATGGCCCAAAGCTGGTTCGCACCAGCATGTAGAGCCGCGTAAATATCTTCGGTCCCAACGTCTCGCGCGATGCGCCGTTGCGACAGGGCCAGAACAGGCTCTGCAAATTCCCAAACCATGTCGATCTGGTCTTTTGCGATCAACTGCACTCGCGGTGTCATAATACCCCATTATTCCTATGGTGTCACGCATTCAGCCTTATGATGCTGATTGTGGCTGCTGGGGTCGCTGGGGCATACGCCGTGGCAGTCGCTGCCTGTAAGAATCCGCTGGTGCTGCTTACGGCCCACATGGCCTCCAAATAGTCCCCCGCCGACACAATGAAAGTGGCGGTGCGCGTAACAACTATCGTAGCGCCGTTCTGATGCAGGTTGGCCACCATCGTGCTGCCCACAACATCACTGCCGTTCACACGGGGCCAGAAGCGGAAGCTAACTGTGCTGCCTGACGTGGAACTGGTCTGAGCGGAAAAAGAGATGCTGTAGTGACCACCCTCGGCAAACACGATGCGCGAGGCGGGTGTGCCGTTGGTGATGCCCTCGGACGTTGAGGCTGTAAACGTCAGGGCGTATGCCGTGTTTATAGCCACCGCAGTCACGTCAGACGAAATACCACCCTCATAGTGGCCATCCTCAAGGACGATCTGACGCCACTCGTTGTTCTTCGACACAACCGGGTATCCGTTGATGTCGTCCCACAGAATGATACCGTTTTCGGAGGGGTTATCGTCGGCGCCCTTGAAATTAAGGGTCACAAGCTGGCGCAGCAGAGAGCGCACAAGCTGACCACCCCACGCGCGCCAGTCGTCACCGCGCGGCTGCGGTATCTGTGGGGCGCTCATCGCCTCCCAGCCTCTGTCGTGTCAATGCGGGGGATGCCAAAGCGCCACCCACTGAGGCTGGCCCCGGTGACACGCATACGCGCCTGCCGACCGCTGAAACGGATGCTGGTCGGGTTGGACATCGTGTATGGGCCGAACTCGCTTTCGGGCGCGTTGGGGTAGAGGCGCGTCTTGAACGTTAAGGTCACGTCGCCTTGGGTCGCCTCGTCGGGGTATAGCTTGTGCGCGTTCAGCAGGCGCTCCCCGTTCCCCAGCATGGCGGGACCGCTCTCGGCATAGACCTCCGCACCGCCGTAGGTGAAGCCCGTTTCGTGGTCGTATAGATCGCCAGTGTCGTCGCTGTAGATGGGTGTGCGGAACACACCACGGTCAAAGCCCGCCGTGCGGGACATTTTGCCGATCAGCCAATGGTTGCGCTTGTAATCGTAAGCCACATAGCTGTCGATTTCGTTTGACCCCGACGAGCAATAGAACCACCACACCTCGCCGTGCTGACCATTTGATGTGGCCCACGCCTTGCTGATTTGCGCAGTGTTGATGTCGCTGAACACTGCGTCGTGAACCTCGCAGGGCGACTCCTGCACGTTCTGACCATCAAAGCGGAAAAACCCGCGCTGGCCCATCCAGAACACGCCCGCGTCCGTCGCGGCAATCGCTTTACGGGCAGCAAGCCCGCACGATGAGCCGACGCGCTCCCATTGATAAACAAAGGGTGGACCGACATAGATCGCGCGGTGGGCGTCAATGTCGGTGACGACAAGCGTCTGGCCATCAGCCCTGACCCCGGCCATAATCTGACCAGCCGTTTGGAGGGTCTGGCTACCTGCTTGGTTCGTGGCTGCGGCTGTCCATGTCGTGTTGTCCTCTTGGTTACACCACGCAATCTTCCGGGGGTCGCTGTCAGCGCCCAGCGCAAACAAGAAACGCTCTTCGGTCACTACAAGGCCGACACAGCCCGTGGGCGAGTTAGTGATCTGCGCGGCATCAACCCCCGTGTTTAGCTGCCACTCATATAGCTTGCCGTCCGCAACGCTACACGCAACGAGATACTGCCCGAAGCTGTCAAGCGACCACGTTGTTGCCTCGGAGAAATTCCCGGTGTCGGGTCGGATAGTGCCGTAGTTGCCTGAACCGAAAAACCCGCCCCCGTATCCAGTGTTCACCGCAGCGTCTTCCAGACCCGCTGTAAGACCAGCAGGCGTGATGTCAGAGACAACCCCACCGCTCGTTACAACCTTCAGCGCGTTATAGGTGCCACCCGCAATCCAGCGCGACCCGACGTTGTCTTGCCAACCAAGCAAGGCGCGAGGCGCTGCGCTGAACATGCTAGCCACCCGCTCGCGCCACCCGCCGACGGGTCGCAAGCTGCCCTCACGCCAACGAACCAAGCTACCGTCTCGCCAACGTCCCGCGCCCTCAAGGTCGGTGCCGTTGCGAAAGAAGCCGGGGGGAATGTCCAGCGAGATTAGGGGCATTTACTTTAACAATCCATACATCGTAATCGTTCCAGAGGCCAAAGTGCCTGACTGTGCAAAGAATTGAATCGCGTCAACAACCCTTGCGGCTTGGTAATAACCGTGAACTACCGCACTGTATCGGCTGCCACCATTGCTCTCCCACATGGCCGTGCCGCCAAGAATCGTGGAAGCCGACAGGCTTGGCTCATATAAGTTTAACGTAGCAGACAAACCTAACTTGGCAGTGTCAGAGTCCACGGCGTTTGCAATCATAAGTTTAGAATCGTTTGTTGCGTTTTCGCTAAAATCATTAAGGTTTGTTCTGCCGCCCGACAATGAATAGTCGTAATCATTAGCGCTAATAAACGTAGAACCACCATTCGAAGAAAAGCGAGCAAAAATAGATTCGCCATCTGCAGTTGGCCTAATGGCGCTAATCGTAAACACATATTGACTGTAAAGCGAGGCATCAAACTCAGTGAAGTTTAACGATGCACTTGCGCTTGCGACCTTGGTGGCAAGGCGAACCATACCAGATTGCGAAGCATCGACATACGCTTTCACGCTTTGCTGCGAGGGCGCTTCTGTGGCGCTGTCTGACGCCATGTCATCTTCATCAAGAATCAAGTAGTCGCGCACGTCAGTCATGGCGATCTGAACCATCGTGCCATCGTCGTTGGCAACAAGGCGATCACCGTCAACCAAAGTCGTCGCAGTAGCAGCGGTGTCACCATCAAGGATGTTGACCTCGGCGACCGTGACCGTTGCCCCGTCGAGGATGTTCAACTCGGCGACGGTTGATGTCAGCCCGTTAAAATCCGTCAGCGTCCATGTCACACCGTCGAGCAGGTTCAACTCGGCGACGGTTGATGTCAGCCCGTTAAAATCCGTCAGCGTCCACGTCACGCCATCAAGCAGGTTCAACTCAGCCGTAGTGACTGTCGCCCCATCAAGAATGGCGAACTCAGTCGCGTTTGTGCCACCGAGGAGCGTGTCGAGGTCGGACCAGTTGCTGTTGAGGTATCCACCCCACGCATCCTCGTCGCCGCCGAGCGTGGGAAGGTTCCAACTATAGTTTGTCGTGCTACTGGGCATGGGTCATCTCCTTGTGGTGCCATAATACCCCACAGGAGGGGTCAAGTAAATCAGGGTTAAGTGCAAGCCCCAGTCAGGCTTACGTCAACATTCGCCACCCATTCCCCAAGCGGCGTATCCGGCAGCGGCCTCGGCATTGATGGGCGCGCAACTTCATACGTCAGGCATCCGGCATCACTGCCACCGCCCGTCATTAGCCCGCACCCTGTCATCGGGAGTGCCACTAGAATTACGAAGGGCATCCTGCCCATCCATGAAGTCGTTGAGTGTGCGCTCTGCATTAGCTTGTTGCTCCTCTCGTTTGCCTTGCTGCCGACCAAGCGGCCTACCGATAAGGAAGCCTAGAAGCGCAGCAAGCACAGCAGCAATGCCAACAAGCACCTCAGTCATTAGCCCTGCCCACAGGTGTCGTTGTCTTGTAGCGCAGCACAACATTCACCAGCGCATAGGCCATCATCCAGTAAGGCATCCACTCGTTAGGTATAGAGTAGCCCGTCCCGCTCACAGACATAACCTGATCCATAGCCAACACAACAGCGTTCAGCACGTTCCATGCGATTGTGCGCCATCCCTTCATGCGGGGCCACCTTTGCTTAGGAAAGAGAACAGGCGGTTAAGTAAAGCAACCAACGGGCTTTCACCAGTAGGCGTATCGGTCGGCGGTTGAAGAGGGCCGAACTGACGACGAATAGAAAGCAGGCGATCAACAGGATAGGGCGATCTGTTGACTTCGTTGTTCTGATTGCCGCCAAGAACAATGATGTCATCGCCCCGCTTACCATCGAAGAAGCCAACGTGACCCTGCCAGCCGTGCCGATCACCGCGCCAAAACACAACGATGTCACCATGCTCTGCGCTCTGCAAAGAAACAGGCTCGCCCCAGTTAATATAACTACGGGCGTTCAGCTTGCGAGTAGATTCAAGACCAGCGCGTTGAAGCATGGCACCAACGAAAGACGCGCACCACGGCGTCTCATCGTCCTCGACCCACTCGTGGCCGACCTCGGCGGCGAAAGAAACAATCTCTTGGTTGTGAACTGCGCCACGCTTTTCTTTGAGGCCTAGTTTTTTCTTGGCAAGAATGTAAGCGTTTCGCTGACGGTAGTCCATCACTTGTTCCCTATCGCTATGAGCAAAGACTTGATGTCGTCGCGCATTTCAGCAAGCATCTTGTTGGTGTCATCGCGGGCTTCTTTAGATGCCCCTAAGTCCTCGCGGCGTTGGTTCCACAACCGTTTGATTTCCTTGGTGTTATCCATCGCGCGCGCCTCCAGACGCACCAACCACACGATCAGCGCAACGAAGCCAAGGACAATCGGCCAGAATTGAATGAGCACGTCCATTAGGCCACCTCAGTCCATATTTCACTTGCGCTTTGCGCGTCGGTCCAGATGCCCGTAGAGGCGCTTTCCTCAGTCCACACTTGGGGGCTATTGTCCAACACGCCCCACACACTGACTTTGCCCAAACTGGGAATCAGGGCCAACCCATCCAAACGCATAGACCCAGAGGCTGCTGGGTCTAGAGTTCCGACAAAGCCAGAGGCATACACATCTGCCAGGGTAACTTTTGTAATACTTTTCTCTGCGACAGTGCCGACTGCGCCTGTGGCAAATACGCCCGTGAGGGAAAGGTTGGCGTCAGCCAAAACACCAAGTGTCCCAGTGGCCCCCGCAGCTTGAGTCCCGGTGAGGCTGACAACAACACTTACACCAGCCTCTTCGTCAAGGGCGGCTAGGGGCGTTCCGGCTAATGGCGCAAACCCAAGCATTAGTTACGGCTCCTGCGGCCACGTCACGGTATATGGAAAGCCCGCTTGCGCAGAAATGTCCCGCAAAGCCTGACGATAATTAATCCACACCATCGGGACATTAATACCAAGGCCATCGGCAGCGTTCTGTTCGACAGCTTTTGTAACTACCCAATCGCTTTCGAACAGCTTGTCGTTGCGCTCGGCGCGCACTCTGGCGGCAACATCATCGCTTGGCATATCGGAGATCGTCGTGCGGAGGACCACTTTCATATGCAGATTTCTGTCTGCTTCAATTAGAGTCTCTGTTGAGTGGCGCTTAAAAACAGACGTGCTGGCGTCTGTTGTTTCTTCGACATACGGCACGATTAGATCGCTGCCGTTAATATAGCCTTCGATAGGTGGGGAGACTCGCTGACCGTTCTCAAGGTCAACCCAGCCTTTGCTCTCAGGATAAATGCGGATTACTGCGCCGCTGCGGATGTGTGCTAGTGCCATGATATTATCTCCAAGTGCAGGCGACAGTAGCGGGGTCATTTGGCTGCCAATCAATCTCAAACTCGTGAGTACCGCCCGCCGACAATAGTGAATACCCGTGGTAGTGGTATCGGTTGCTGTCTCCGGTTCCCTGAGTGCTTTGCAAAACGGTGTCGATACCCGTTACGCTGGATGGTGCGCTCGATGATGACGTGCAGCCGCCGCCCAACAAAAAACCACCCACTTCGGAGGTCAAGTTAGCCGAGGCGGGGTCGTTTGGCGTGGCCAAGCTGTCCAACGGCGTGGCGCTTCCAACTCCAGAAAGGGCAACAGCCGAAATGTGAACGCTAGTCATAGTGTTAGCAAAGGTGATCGAATAGCTTGGGTTCGTTGTGCTTGTCAGCACCATCCCCGTGCCCGCCGTCTGTCGCTGGTTGCTGTCCTCGGTAATTAGCGAAGCAACGCCAGTGCCGCCAATCGACATAGCTGTAACAAGTCGCGTGCCGCCGTCCGTCCGCCCCGAAACAATAAGAGCCACAGCATCGAACACCCCGCTTAAGGCAAGCGTTCCTGTGTAAGTTGTTTGGTTAGAGCCTGTGGACGTTGTATAAGTATCAATCACAGCGGCAGCAGCACCACCACCACCACCCCCACCCCCATTCGTCATCATGGGTAAGATCAGGCTCATTGCAGCGCCCTCACGTTGAGAGTGCTGTGGGTCGTGCCGCCTTTGTTGATGACGTCGACATAGCACAGGAAGTCGTTGCCGTTGGTGGTGTCGAAGCTGTCGCCAGCAACTAGCGTGAAGCCAGATGTCGTGATCGCCCCGGCGCTGGCGTTGTTCGTAATCAACACTTGCATGTGGATCGCCTCGCCGCTCGCAGCGGTAGGTGGCGCAAGGGTGAACGCCCCACCATTGACAATGGCTTTGGTGTTCCCGGTGTCCGGGTCGGCGGTGTAGGTGCCGCTCGACTGCGTTCCGTCATCGTCAAGAGCAGCGGTGTATCCTGCGGTCAACTGGTCGGCGGTGTCGGCCTTGAGGATGTCCGCATCATAGCCCTGAACAGTGGAGCCAATGTCACTGCTAACCAACACCGTTGAGTCAACAGAAAACGTTGTTCCAACCAGATCAAGGCCCGTGCCTGCGGTGTAGGTTGTATTCGTATCCGTAGCTGCAATCGTAAAGGTAGGGTAAGTCCCGGTGATGGTAACGTTGCTGCCTTCCGTCAGAACGACTGTCTGGTCTGGCGCAGTGTTGGTAATAGTGAGCGAACCACTGGTGGTGATTGGCCCACCTGTGATGCTAATGCCTGTCCCAGCCGTGCCATTGACAGATGTGACTGTCCCTGTGTTGGTCGTATAGCCAGCATCATTTGTTAGGTCTGAAACATTATCTCCCGGCTGAACTGCACTATCAGCAAGAGAACCCTGAGCCGCAGTAGAATAGTCAGTGGGGTCAAATGCTTTGACCGCCGCAAGGTTGGTAACTTCGCTGTCCATCAGAGCGCCAGCAGCAGTAACATTTGTTGCGTCGGTTACATCCGCACCAGCTTCGATATTATCAAGTTTGGTCTCGTCCGCTGTCGTAAAGCTAGCAGTCGTCGCTGCGAGAACAGCGGAGTAACCTTGCACGGTGACACCAATGTCAGCATCTTTAAGGATTGTCGCGTCGGCTGGCTCATAATCCGAAGGGTCAAATGCCTTTACTGCCGCAAGGTTAGTAACCTCGCTGTCCATGAGCGCGCCTGCGGCGGTGACGTTCGCAGTGTCAGTTACATCTGCGCCAGCTTCGATAGCATCAAGTTTAGTCTTGTCACCGTCAGTAAACGCACCCTCGGAAGGTGGCTGTTGAATGTCGGCGGCAAGTGCAGTGACAAACACAACGGAAGAGCCGCTTAGGTTAATCGCAGCATCAGCGTTGCTGCTTTCGGACACAGTGCGAGAGAGAGTGGTGCCGCTAGCAGTGTAGGTTCCAGTGCCAATCTCCCAGTTGTTGCCATCTTCAATGGCATAGCTAACCGTTTGACCGTCAGTAATGCCGCCATTGGTAAATGTCTGATAGCCAGTCTCAGCGGCACCGAGAGTTATCGTCCCGGTTCCAGTCGTTGCGGTGTTTACTTTGACGCGGTTAGCTAGAACAACCATGAGTCACCTTATGCGATGCGAACAATCGCGTTGCTCGAATCTGCTGTTGGGAACTGCACAACAAAGTCGCCTGCGGTCGAGGTCTTGTCCGAGACAAAGTCGAAAACGGCGACAGCAGGATCGCCTGCAACAGTGTCGTTGTAGATTAGTGCGCCGCGCGCGGTGATCGTGGCGTTGGCCCAAGTCTCATCGTCAAAGTCGATGAAGGCCGTGGTGCCGCTGAGTGTCACCGTGGGGTTGTCCAAAGCCTGCCCCCCGGCGGTATAGCCTGTGCCGCTTACCTCGTTTGTAGCGCTGTAGGCCGTTGTCGCCGCACCAAGAGTGGCAGAACTTGTGTAAAGTGCCATCTTGAACGTGTGCGCGGTAAAGTCATGCACACCCTCAAAAAGTTCTTTTTTGAAACTCGAACACATGGCTGTGGTGATTGCCATTTCTTTCTTCTCCTATGCCATAGGCTTTGCGCGCATACGGATTGACGACGACCCAATGCGTGAGCGGTCGTTTTCAATTTTAATCGCCTCAAGCGATTGTTCCAAAAGACCGCCCCAAGTTTGAACACGCGCGTCGTCATCTAAATACGGCGCAGCCTCCATGAGTGCGCCGTATAGGTAGATGTCTGGTGCGGCAGACAGCAGCCAGTTTGACGTGTTACTATCACTCAGCGCAGGAATTTTGCTGTAATACGTCAGTTCTGCCTCATACGTCGTATCTGGCGACGGTATCACTTGAAACTCACCAGCGACCATGCTGAAGAATTTAGGTCGCCCAGCCCCGCTAAATACAACCTGCTCTTCAGCGATCTGATCTGCGGTTACAAACTCAAGCGTCGTGATCGGGGTTGTGTTCAGTTGCATCCGAATGTTTTGAAGCCAAGAACCGGGGACGGCAAAATAGCCCTCGCTCACGTCCGCAGTTGCGCGCTTCACCATCCGATAATCGCGGATACGACGGTTGAACTTGGCTTCAGCGAGATCAACAAAAGAAGGGATGACCGCTGTCAGGTCATCCCGCAGCAGCCAATCGGCAATCGCTGCCTGCAACTCGCTGTAAGTCGTGATCGCCATTTACAGCGTTCCTTCGCGCGTTCTAAAAACCCGGTTGTCCGAGTTGTTAAGCCATTTCTTCAGGGCAGCAGGATCGTCCGCAATGCCTTCTCGCTTCAGGCGATAATACACCGAAAGCGGAATAGATGCGACTTTATTCACATCGCCCCACGCGGTGCGCTTGTCGGTCATGTTCCGCTGGCGGGTGTTGCTCTCGTCAACGTCGAGACGCTGCTCAGTTTCAATGACATACTCGCCATTATCCTTGAAGTGCCAGTAGCGCGTAATACCCGTGGCCGGATCAGCGTCGAAAAAGCGTTTGCTCATACTACCCCCAGAGGAATACAGGGGGCGAACCGAAGCCCGCCCCCCGCATGGGATTACGACGAGGTGAGGTCGTAGACCGCGCCGTGTGCCTCTTCATTCGACACCTTCAGGCCGAACTCGGAGAGCATCATGCCCTTCTCTGCGTCACCCGTCTTGGCCAACTCAACCTGCTGGATCGGGCGCAGGTAGCAAACCGAAGCATATTCGGGGTCAAGCACAAAGGCGTCACGCGCGCGCTGGAAGCGGTTGGGAACCACGGTTAGGGTGCCGAAGTCGGACATATACACGTCCGCAGCACCGATGATCGTGGTGGGCGAGTCGGACGGTGCCATGTAGCGCTGGGCAGCGATACCAGCAAACGCCGAAACCGCCTGCTTGTTAAACGCACCGACCATGAGGATCGACGGGTTGCCGCCAGCGGTCCATGTCTGCTGCATCACGTCCTTCAGCATCGCCTCAGTGAAGGCGCGGGCGGTGCCGTCAGTGCGAGCGTCGGTGCCGTCACCCGTGGCAGCAGTCGCGTCACCAGCTTCGCTGATGTTCGATGCAACCCACGAAGGCAGACCAGCGGTCTCAGGTGCGGTCGAGGTGTTGCCTGCAACGCGCGCGTTGTTGTCCAGAAGGACAGCCTCGATGTCGCGCTTCAGTTCCTTGCCGCGCTTGGCGACTTGGTAAGCGACTTCGTTGGCACGGCCAGCCTTGTCAACAAACTCAAGGTTGTCGGCAATGATGTAGGTGCGCCGACGAATGTGAGTGTAGTTGCCGAGGCGAGTGGTTGCCGATGTTGCGTCAAACGAAGCAACGTCGTCACCGTTGATGACAGCGGTCGTCGCGGTCGATGACAGCGAGTCGGTCTGCCACTCGAAGAACGTGTTGGACACGGACTCAGCGCCGACGTTCGACTGGAACGGCGTCTCTTCGGGCGAGATGTTGGCGATGGTGTTCGCCAGTTCTTCACGGATGCCCTTCGCGTCGAAGGTGGTGAAGGTATTGGATACGATAGCCATTTGGTTGCTCCTTAAAGCAGATTCTTGATGACGGAAGCCGCGTCAGCGACGCGGCCAGATTGACGGAGACGGTTTTGCGCCTTCTCCACATCAGAACGTTTGCGGGGCTGTGTGCCCTTGGAACCTGCTTTCATCGGCTTCGGGCCAGATGCCTTTCGCTCGCCCTTGGCTTGCGAAATCTTCTGCTTTCCGCGCTCAAAAAGCATGGCGTTGCGCGCCATTGCGACGATGCCAGCGTGTCGAATGCCATCCACATCCTGCTCACTGAACCCCTTGCCCATCAGGAAATCACGGATTTCCTTGGCTTCCTTGGTCGCAACATCATGGTTGCGCCACTCAGGGATCATTTCAGGGATGCGAGCCTGCTCGGCTTGGACCTGTTGCTGCGCTTGCTCTTGCAACTGCCTCTGCCGAATCTGCGTCACACGCTGCTGCTCGGCTTCGACGGCCCGGATTTGGCCTTCACGCTGCTCCTTAGCCTTGCGCCACTGGCGCTCTAGCTTCGTCGCTTCGATGGGATTCTTTTCGTAAAGATTGTCCCAGTCGGGTTCCGCTTGCATCTGCTGCTCTAGCTGCTGCCGCATGGCAGGCAAGAGTTGAGCATACTGCTCACGTTCTGCGGAAATCTCTTGTTCCAGCGCCTGCACAGACTTTCTCTGCTCGGCAAGTTCCTGAGACTTCCTCGTGTAGTCCGATTGTCTCGAATAGCCTGAAAGCAATTCGTCGAGCGTGACCTCAACCTCCTCGCCGTTCACCTTGACGGTGTAGCGAGAATCTTTGTACGGTTGCTCTTCGTAATCACCTTCTCCAGCTTCTTCGCTGTCGTCGGTCGCCTCATACTCAACCCCGGCTTGCGCCTCGACCTCATAATCGGCTTCGGGTTCATCACCCGGCGCATCATCGCTCGACGCCGTATCCTCAAGGGGGGTCATCATAGCTTTGACTGCTTCTTGCGCTGAACGCAGGTCGCCATTAGCGGTATCTGCCATCGCTTCTCTCCATTATATCACTTCGCGGCCTTTTCTGCAACTACCCCGCCCTCAACGAGGATGCGTAGACGACGCCGCACAGCGTCTACACCGACTTGCCGCGCCTGAACGGCAATAAGTTCATCAACATCTGCTAGTTCTATTGTGCGAAAATCATCAAAGATTTCCTGCTGAATCTCCCCCAAGACTTCCTGAAAACTCTCGTTTTCAAGTAGGCGCTTGGCCTCTCTCGCGTGTCGCAGGATTTCTTCCTTGGTTTTCTTCGCCATTTACGACCCCTTTCACCATGTCGGCCTGCGCGCGCATCACTTCCCGCGCAATCGTTGCGGATTTCTTGATCTGCTCGGCAGACAGTTGCGCCCCATACTTGGCCTCAAGTTCTGCGGCCTTCATGTAAACGTCGATCTCCATCTCATCGCGCTTGAGTTCTTCGTCGCGGGCGCTCTCTTCCCGCTTACGCTGCATCTCTTCGCGCTTAGTGGTCACATCAGCCTGAATCTGCATGATCTGCGCCTGCACAAGCTGCTCGTTAACGTCAGGCTCTTTGGGCTGCGGGGGCGGTGGCTGGAAGTTCGCAGGGTCGTTCCAGAACCGCGAGGTGTCCTTGAAGCCCGCCAGCGAGGTCATCTCGGCCAGCGTGTTATACAGCTTGTTGAGATCGGTCAGCGGGTTGATCGGCCCCAGCGTGGCCATCGCCTCTTTTTGCATTTCACCAAGCTGCTTGAGCATCATCATGCGCTCGGTGTCAGAACCTTTGCCCAGAGCAACCGTCGCAACACAGTCCATCGACGCATCCCAGCCGCGCGGATCAATCGGCACAAACTCGTTGGTCAGCCGAACCATTCGCATGGCGTCTTGGTTCTGCGCGATCAGGCGCAGGATTCCTTGGAACAGGGTTTTCATCCCGGTCTCGGCAAAGATGCGGGCGATCATCTCAATGTGCTGCTGCGCGGCGTTCACAGTCGCCGCCACAGCCCCAGCGGTCGAGGATTGCAGCGCATCGGCGTCAAGCCCAGCGGCGGCTTTGCTGATCCCGGTGCGGTTCTGGCGCACGTCGTCCATGTAGGTCAGCACCGGGAACGCCTCCTTACCCACAAACGGCATCGTCAGTGGCTGAATCTGACCCGGCGAGCGCTGCCGGATAATCGCACCCGTCTCGGTGTTCATCACATCTTCGATGTTCACCTGACCCTCGGTCACAGCTACGCGAGGGTGAATTGACATGGCCAAGCTGTCTAGCGTGTTGCGCATAAGCACAGACTTGATGCGCTGGATGTCCATGACGATGTCAGCCATCGACATACCAAAGAAATCGTGCGGCTCTGGGTCAGGGCAGAACGCCGCAAACGGAATCATGTCGGTCGGCTGATCGTCCAGCAGCGTATTACCCACGCCCGCCACGCAGACGCGCCGCAACTCGGCGATCCCGTCTCCGTCACGGTCAACCTTGATGTAGCACTCGGTGTAAGTCACCTTGCGCGAGGCTGGGTCACTGCGGTCGGTGTTGCGCGAGGTTAGAGCCGGGTTGCGCGTGTAGCGCTCGACGTTGGTGTCCATCTCGTCAGTGCTGCTGGCGAGATCAATCACGTCGTCATACTCATACCCCATCGCCACGAGGTCACTTACCGTCATCACGCGGCGGTGCGCCACGAACTCAGCATCCTCAATGGATGTCGCGCGGCGGTCGATCAGAAACTCCTCTGGCGGCAGCGCCTCAACCTTGACCCGACCGTCAGGCTTGCGGTGCGTCACGCGAACATTGTGAAGCATAGGGGGTGGCGGGAGTTCCATACCCATCTGAGCCATCATCTGCGCTTGCATCGGGTCAATAGGTGGCATGGGCGCTTGGTAGGACGCCTGCACGTCAATGTTTACGTTGGGGTCAGAGTTCAACGACGCCAGTGCGGCATCGTCCAGACCCGTCATGTCCGACACCTCAACCCGGTAGGACGTGTCCCAATAGAACTTAATCACCCCCACCTTGCGCACCAGCGCGTCCTTGAAGGCGCTGTGCAGCGTCAAGAAGCCGGGGTTGTCCTTCTGGAACACATAATTCACATATTCCGTGGCCTGCTTGGCCATGGCCACATCTTCGGGGCCGCGTGGCACGAACTCGACAACCTTGTCCCCCGACGTGAACACCCGCATCAGCGAGGGCATGATCGCCTGAACCGTGTCGCGCACATCCATGCTGACAACTTGGCTGCGACCCTCTTCCTCATCGCCGTAAGGCTCGCCACGGTAATATTCTGTCGCCTTCGCACGAATAGGCGAAACGGTGTTGTCGATGAAGTCCTCGGCGTCGTCGATTTCCTTGCCAACAATGCCCTGCAACTCGTCGTCCGACATATAATCGGGATTTATGAGCGCCTGCACTTCATTCGTGATGTCGTTGTTTTCGGGGTCCATGTGTGCGGCTCCTATTGCGCGAGTAGGCTATAGCGCGAGACGTAGTCGCGAAGGTTGGCAAGCGGCTCTTGCTCACCACCAGCCTGCGCGGCGAGCAAGCCTGTGATCGGGTCCGCGTTTGCGGCGTTGAGATTGGAAAGATGCGACAGGCGCGGATCAAAGCGGGCAAAGCGGCTGCGGATGTTGGCGGGGTCGAAGGTGACTTGCTCCGTCCCCCAATCCGGCATAACCCCGTAAAGGTCGCGGTCGTTGGTCATTCTTGTGCCGTCATACCCAAGGCCTTGAATGTCGCGTGTTCCGGCCCGCGCATCATCTACGTTGGGGAACGGGTCTTGTCCTTCTGGCCACTGCATATAGCGGCCCCGAGAGACAACAGGTAAAACGTTTTGACCTGCCTCTGGTTCACGATAATTGGCATACCCTGACGCAACATCAGGGTCAGTGTCAGTTGTAACGCCGCGCCCATACCACCCTTGATCGTTCCGCCCAAATAGACGTGGGTCAAACGCTTGAATATCTGTGTCGGTCCCGTGGTAACTGTTGTTTCCAAACCCCATCTCAGCAGCCCGCGCCATCCGCGAAGCCTCGTCAAGCGGCATATCCATGCCCGTCTGGCCGGAGACGTATAGTTGATACATCTCCTGCGGGTCGGCTTGGGCCATGAGGTCATCGGTCACTTCGCTTGCGCGGCCATCACGAAGTAGGCGCGCAACCTGCGCGGCGGGGGTGTCTGCGGCAGAGGCGGCAACACGCCCACCCATCCCAACACTACCCGCAGGTCGAGCAAAAAGCCCACCCACACCCATAGCCATACCAGCAGCTTCCACCGCATCCATCGGCGTTGCGCCGGGTGCCATTGCGCGTTCAATCCCCTCATAGCCACCGCGAAAGATGTCAGCGCCCGTGCCAACGGGGTCGGACAGCAAGCCGCTGGCAAAGCCCTGAATACCCGCGCCGAGGTTCTCACCCGGCGTCATTACGCCGTCGTCGAAGCCAATGATGTTGTCGAGCAGGTTATACATCATCCCGCGATCACCAGCATCCCGACCACGAACCGGGACAATGTCAGTCGCGGCATACTGCGCGCCGAGAAATGTCTTGCGTATCTCGCGCCCAAGTTCGTCATAACCCACGATAGGGTCGCGGGCCGATGACTCTGCGGGGCGCGCGTAACCGGGTGTTTCTACAAGACCAGCCATTCTATCCTACGCTCTTCTGGCCCTTATAGCCCCACGCCTTGCGGCGAACCTCAACTTTCGGGGTGCGCTTTTGGCTGACCGTCCGCGCGCAATACGCACCGCCTAAACTTCGGGGCGTAGAGCCATCAGGCATCTGAACGGTATACTTAGCCATCAGCGGCCACCCTTGAGGCAACGCCCAGCAGCCATACAGGCGCTGCGGCTCTTACACCCAGAGCAGGGCATGAAACGCTTTGTCGTCGTGCCATAATTCTTCACGAAAAATACCTCCGGCTAGCCGTGTGGTATCATAATACCGCGCACAAGACAAAAAAGAAAGGCCGCGCGCAAGTGGAGCATAGCGCAGCGGCCTTTCAGCGCCAAACTGGGAGGAAAGCGCCCCCAAACCCTACACCATCATAGGGTGGCTAAACAATACCCCTGATCGAACGGCGCAGGGGCTTCTTCCAGCCACCCTTGAACGACGTCCCGTAAGCCATCGTCGTATGGTCCGTCGCAAGGCTCAGACACACCGCATCAGCCCGGTCAGGCGACTTCATCCCACGCTTCTTCATCGAATCCTTCGACTCGACCTGTATTTTCCCGCTCGCCGTGAAATTATACCTCGGCGCAGCCATTTCAGCATACAACTGATCGTCCCTCGGCAGCGACACGTCGCGGTTTTCCAACCACTCCTTCGCCTTGAACCACAACTCAGCGCGCAAATTCTGATACGTCGGACTCGACGGGCGCTCAGACACGTTCAAACCCCGCGCAGGCATCCCCAACTCGCGCAGGCGGTCCAACACCCCCGCCCCCAGCCCAATGCTGTCAATAATGATCTCCGCAGGCCGCTTGTTCGGGGGAGACGTGTCATACTCAATCTTCACAGCCCCAACCAACTGCATCAAATCCAAGCCCTGCCACGTCCGCAAAGGATGCACCACTGGACCCTGACGCTTGCACAACACGCTGCTGTCGTTCCCGTGACGGGCCACATCCAAACCCCAGATCGGTGTCGTATGCTCGTCAATCTCAACAGCATTCCCCATCGCATACTCCAGCAAATGCACAGGAATTACCGTATCATCCTCGGCAGGCGGAAAATTCCCCAAGACGCGCACATGATACGCCGGACTGTTCTCACCATACCGCAGCTTCATCTCATCAACGAAATCAGCCGACACGCGAGGGCTATCAATGCAACTCACGTGCATCGTGCGCCACTGATCCGACAGCCGATTGTGCGTCTCGTAAAACAATCCCGTATTCCGCGTCGGGTTCCCGGTCAGGATCGTAGTAGCACTATGACCCGACATCGAACCCGCCGCAGACTCGAAAACCGCTTCCGGAACACCACTCGCCTCGTCCGCAATCAACAACACATGCGACGAGTGAACACCCGCCAGCGCTTCAGGCTGTTCCGCACGGCTCGTACGGCAAGAAATAAAACTATCAGCCGCGCGACCCCGCAACTCAATGCGATCACCCTTGACCTCAAACAACTCGTGAAATGGCGGCTTAATATCCCGGCACAGACGCTTCACCTCCGCGAACAACGCATCGAACAACTGCGCACTCGTGGGGGCAGTCATCACCACCTTGCCCGGAACCCTCCACGCAAGGTGCCAGATCGCGGCCATGGCGACGGCAGTGGATTTCCCGACACCATGCCCAGAGCGGACGCTGATGCGACGCTCTTTGGGATTGGCGACGATATTGAGGAACTCTTCCTGCCACGGGTCGGGATCAACGCCCAAAACCTCACGGGCGAATAGCACCGGGTCATTGCCGTAACGCTTCGCCAGAGCGAAGAAAGGGTTTTCCGCTGCGCTTGTAGCTGATCTCTCCATGCGGGCCTCATACTACAAAAAAGGGGTGGGGGGGTATGCAAAATTTTTTGTGGGGGTGGGGTGGGGTGTCGGGTGTGTGCGAATAGTGCCTGAGCAATGGCCCCGACCGCTGCGATCAAGGGGGGGCATTTTTGGGCAGGCGCTGGCACCGGGCGCATCGCGCATTGCCTTGAGCGAGGTGGATGAGGGGGATATTTTGGGGGATACAGATTTGCGCTATAAGCTTATAGCTTTGTTTTTATTGGCTTTTTCCCAATATGTCGGTGCCCTACTTAGGCACCACATCCCCCAAACCAACAAGTAGTGCGAAATCGAACTATCTCACGCGCACGGGCGCGATGCCGTCGGTGTGTGCGAAATCGCGCCCTCAGAGCCACGGAGAGGGCGCGCAGGCGCTCATCTTTTGTTTTCGGGTATGGACCCAGCCTATTGGTATTCATCCTCGTCAGGGAGGCTGTCTGCCAAGTCTTCGTCCTCAACCTCCTCTGCGGTGCCTTCTATCGCCTCCATGACCGATCTTTCGGCCTCTTGGCTAATCAGCGCAGCCGCTTGGCTGTGCAGGTCTTCAATCCGCAGGGTGACGGTCGTCTCCTTCTGGCGCACGTCGTAGGCGCTGTTCAGCTTTGACGCGATCCACTTATCAGTATCGACCTGCAACCTTGCGACGGTGACGTTCTCGTTTGTCGCGCTCTGCGCAGTCTCCACGGCCCGTTGCGCATAGGCGTGACCCGCATTGCGCAACACCTCATCGTATCGGGCTTTGCGCCCATCCTCGCTGTCGAGCCACTTATACCAAGTCCCCCACCCCATACCCCATCCGGCCAGCAGCGACTTGACCGTGTTCCCGGCCAGTATCCGCTCGAAAATCACGTCCTCCCCGATTGCGTTAAGTTGCTTGATCCGTTCGCGTGTGATCTTTCCCATAGGCTCAATCCCTCAATTCGTTTGCCAGCGCCATGTAGGCTGACGCATCCACATATGTATCATGCTTCGGCGCACCTGACGTGATGCGCGCGATCTTGAGCAGGGCCATGCACACGGCCACGTCATGCCCATCGACCTCGTAGTTCAGATACGCTGACCACATCGTTGCGATGCAATCAAAGTTCTGTCGCGGTGGACCATACTCGGCCTGCCGATCTCCGTTGATGAGGTCCCCGGCATCCGCCAGTGTTTTCGATCTTACATTCTCTTCCTCAAACATGACCATCTCGGCCCTCCTTTGGTGTAATCGTAAACAACTTTTCCGTTGCCCTTAGCGATCCTGTGTCTTTCGTCAGGCTTGATGTCACTTCTTTTTCCCAAACATAAAGCCAATTTGGCGGGGCCGTGTATTCGCTTACAAACACACGGCAGGTCGCGGATAAACTTGCGCAGAACCGCCAGAACCGATCATGATTAAAGTCACCATATTTGTATTTTGTTGTGCCAGCATAAGGCGGGTCCATGTAAACAGTCGACCCAACAGGGTAGTCAATTTCGTCGTATTCACCTACATAGAATTGCACACCGCTCAAGCCCTTGGCTTGTCTCAGGAGGTGTGAAACCTGCTCCGCTGCATAGTTTCTCGGCTGACCTTTTGGGTCTTTTCCGCGACAATATCCGCCAAAATACTTTCCGCCGAACGAACAAGAGTAACCGACGAACCCGACCAATTCAGGTGGATAGTTTTCTTTGTCTTGTTTCACGTCATGATAAATTTGTTCGCTCACATCGACGGGCGGAACCCATCCGTTCGCGACGGCTCTGAGTAGCGCAACCGCGTATTCTGCAACGTCACCGCCGATGCGGATTTTTGCTGGAATGTGCGCCATCATGTTGCCACCACCCAAGAACGGCTCAATATACGGCTTTGACTGATCGTGCCCGTCCATCAGTATCGGCACAATGTGCTTTGCGTGGCGCGCCTTCGATCCCATGTATCGCATCACTGGCCTCCTTCGATTCACCCCCAAGCTCAAGGGGTCGGCTGTCGTCCAAGCTTTCTAATCTACAGAGTGCGCATCTGAATTTATTTGCCGTTAAAGCGTTTCGGCTGGATATCCCCGCCACACTCATAACCTTCTCATGACCGCAGGGGAGTAAGATCAAAGCCTTTGGCGCATTACCAATCTGGCCGAGCAACTCCCCCCCACGGCGGGCCACCGCCGCGCCATAAAACTTTTTGGTATCTTCTGACCAAGCCATATCCTCACCCTTCTGCGATGTAATATCTAAGCTTTTTAAGATTTTAAGATGTTTGCGTCAATGCCGAAAGTGCTCAGGTGCTCGGTGCTCAGTAGTTTCAACTCCTTTACGACGGATGTGTGTAGACTTCATTTTTGGTATTTATTTTACATACCCAACTCGACCCATGTGGATTACCATTTTACTGAGCACTGAGCACTTTTTATCTCTTTTTAGAAGAAAAAGAAAAGAAAATAAAAGGGTTAGCGAGGTGCTCAGTGGGGGTGCTCAGTGCGGTGCTCAGTGCCAAAAACCCTACTAAGCACCGCCTTCCCCGTCAAAATGGCACGTCATGGAAATCGTCCGCCCCCTCGTGCCAAGCCTTCACCACCTCAATCGCCTCATCCCCCTCGCACTGGGCACCCCCACCACGGAACCAAATGCGGTGCAACTTACCCTTAATCTTGACCCGCTTTCTCGCCGTCTGCCGATAGCCCAAGTCACGCAGGATGTTTGCCATGACCCTGTTCTGGGGAAGCGAGCCACCGTCCATGAGCGCACAACTGTTCAGGTGCGTGACATCCACCACTTTGTCGCTGATGATTTCGCAAGCGTATTCCTCAAGCGCCTCTTCGACGGCCTGACGGTCGTCGGAGATATTCGCACTGCGCATTTCCTTGAGGCCAGCCGTGATGGGTGCTCGCCCGTGCGGGTCGAAATTAGGCGACAATCCGTTCGCCGCCCGATCCAAGAGAAAGCGCCCGATGGCGTCCGCACGCCTGTTGCTTTGCGAAAACAGGCGATCAAAGTATCGCCCTGTTTCTTCGCGCCCACCATGCTGCTCAAACAGGTCTGACTGCTCGTAATGACGGGTGAAGATAACGCAGTATCGTCTGTCATTATCGCTGATCGGCACAGCGTCTTGGTGGTTGGTTGTCATGAGGTAACTTGCAAAATTAGGCGCGTGGTATCTCGCCGCCCCCTTCGGCTCGACGGCGATGCTGTCGTTGGAGATCATCGGCTTGAGTTGGTCCAAGACGCGCCACTTGTTTGTGCCGCTGATCCTGATCTCTTCGATGCCAATAAGCCGACTGCCCACCGCCCAATCGTTGAAGGGTCGTTCAACCATGCTGGTGTTGATGACCGTCGCGTTGCGGCCCAGCAGGTTCTGCATGACGTGGTAGAAGTAGGTCTTGCCGTTACCTTCGATACCCCAGAGCAACATTCCCCAGCGCACACGCTTGCCGGGGTTGGCGTAGACGTAAGCGAGGAAATCCATAAGCAGATCTCCTTCGCGGTGATCTACGATGGTATTGCGGACGTGCTGGACGAAGAGATCGACCACGGCCTGACCGTCCTGATCCAACGAGGCGCAGGGCTTGGTTCCGCTGGGGTGGTAGAGGTTGACGTAATCCTTGCCGTCGTCGCCGCTGAACATGTTGGGTTGACCGGGCCAGTAGAGGCCGCGCAGGACCGTGGGGATTTGGACCACCTGCAACGCATAGGTGGCGGCGTCGGTCTCGGCTGCAACGACTTCGGGCTGGCGGTCGAACTTTGCTCGAAAAGCCTCGCGCCTGATGGCATAGTCGGACATTTTTGTGTTGATGAAAACACAATCGGCCTCGCCGTAAACCCAACCATGAAGCCACGCGGGCGTCTCGACCTCGGTGGCATCGTCATCCCCACCAGCCCGACCCTGGCGCGTCAGGGGCTTGAAGGATGCCTTGACTTCGCGCAGGCCCATGCCCGCGTCTTTGGCGTAGACCTCGTGGACGGTCTTGGCGAGCAGGCTGCGGATGTCGGGGGATAGCTGCACCTCGTTGAGCGCTTGGACGCGCTTCTTGAAAGCGGCGTAGGAGGCGCGGTCATTGACCCCTG